GTATAGATGACCTTGAACGTGACTTAGGTATTAAATTTAATGTCAGCAGAAATGGACAAACAGATGACAGATACAGAAATAGAATCAAACTGGCTATGAGAAAGTATAAATTAATTCCAAACTTGGAAACAATAAGCAATATTGGAGAAATGTTTACAGGATTAACCCCAGTGATTGAATTAAACAAAAACAACGAGCCAGCACAATATGACGTCAAATTTATAAGCAACAAAGATTATGATTATTCTTTAATTGATGAATTAGATTTGAATGATATTGTAGGCGGAGGAGTAAAGGTAAATACACATAAATGCTTGGATAATTATGTAGTTGGAATGAGATTTGGAAGCAAAACTTTAGGACAAAGTGTAATTAAAAACGAAGTCAAAAGAAATCCAGTTTGCAATTTTGCATATTCAAGATTTGGACGGTTTGGACGAAATAATTTAGGACAATTTGATATAGGAGAGGAAAATATAATCAATTTAAAATAGGAGGTAATAATGGCGAAATTAACAAAATTTAAGGCACAGCAAGTTGAATTTCCTACTCATTACAAAGTTGAGGAAACAAATAGAGGAGACGAAAAAATCAAAAATATAATTCCAGCATTTGGAACTATAAGAGAAAACGGAACTCCTGAAACCGAGGAAATTTATAATGGTTTGCAATACGGAAACGTACATACTTTACAAGCTAACAAAATAACAAACTTAAATATAGATTATTATGTTTGTAATTTGGATGGTCTAACAGAATTTGGATTAAATAATGATTTAAAATTAAGAATCAATGTTGATAGCAACAATACAAATACAACAACAAAATTAAGGCTGAATAATATTGATTACACATTATTGAAAGAGTATAACGGTACTTTAAAACAAATAGAAGTGGAAGATTTTAAACCAAACAAAAGTTACGAATTAGTATTTAACGGAAGTCAATTTATTGCAACAAATATTACGGAATACGGCACAACAGCGGGTACATCTCTTGAGGGAAACCGCTTAGCCGAAATTCTAGGGATAGAATTTGGAGGGAATATTCAAGACACAGGAAATAAAGTTAAAGGGAAATTTTACTTTGATAACGTAACAAAATTTTATTACGAATGTATCGCGGACACAAATTTAACGTACAACGAAAGTTCTAAATTTAGAGCGATTTCTAATAAACCGATTTCAGATAAAGTGGAAAATTTACACAAAGTGCAGCAGGCAAAGTTATATGTTCATTCTGAAGCGACAGGACAAGGTAGAACAACTTGTAATATTGTTCAAAAGTGTGGCAATATAGTAACTATTATTTTTGATAGTGGTGACACATTGAGATATACGAACGATAACACCGTAATATTCAGCATTCCTGAGGGTTATCGACCAAAAACTTTTTTGTCTGTGAACGCTTCACAATTTAATGGAACAGCTGGGACAATTTATATTCATCCAGATGGAACTGCTAAATGGAGAGGTTCAACTGTAACTACAGCAAGCATAATATTTTCAGTTAGTTATATCATATAGGAGGTAAAAATGATAATAAATATATACGATAAAAATACATTGGAGATAATCGGAAGACCAATTATTTCAAACTTAGAAGATTTCAAAAAAGAGCCAACTTTATTTTTTCCAGATTTCAACAAAGAAAATCATATTTTTTCAGAAATTGAATACCAAAGTCCAATTTTAGAAAAAGGGAAATTAAGGGAATCTACAAAAGAGGAGCTTCACAAGGTTGGAAAATATACTTTAGCTGAAAATGAATTAATTGAAAACGGGAAAATCAAAACTGTTGAGTTATCTGAATTTGAGTATATCGAAAATAATCAAATCAAATATAAGAAGGAAGAGAAGATTGAAAAATTAAAACAAGAGCTTTATGAACTGAGAATTGAAAGGGAGAAAAAACCTTTTGAGTTTGAAGTGAAAGGAACTAAGTATTTACAACATAACAGGACAATAGACCAAAGCAACATTACCAAAATATTATTCAGTTTAGTTTTGAAATTCATTCTTGGATTAATGGGCAAAATAGCCAAAGGTGCAAAACTGGACTTCACTCAAGTAATGGGTGATTTGATGAATTCAGAGTATAATAATTGGAAATTTTATACAGAAGACGGTTCTGAAAAGTATGTAAATGTAAGTGTTCAGAAATTTATTGAAATGAGTGAGATAATGAGAAGGCATACGACTGTTTCAATGGTTGCTGAGACAACTCTATCACATAGTTTAGAAAGTAAAACGGTTGACGAATTGAAAAAATTTGATTCTGTTTCAGAATACAACAAGTTATTTGAAAGTGAGATAAAGCAATCGTGAGATTATTCGTAAGAAAAACACACGAATAAAAATATGAATAGGAGGTAGTATGATTGAAAAAGACAAGCTATATATATGTTTCCACAAGCCCAAGAGACTGATAGGGCATTTAATAGCATTGTGGACGCTAGGTAAATACTCTCACTGTGAATTTATTTACAATGGTCAAATTTTTTTATCTAACCCTGGAGGAGTTAGAACAAGGAAGTTTGAGTATCAAAAAAATATGGAAATTTATGAGCTTGATAAAAATATCGATCCCAAAGATGTGATTGAATTTTTTAGAACAGCTCAAGGTAAGGGCTATGATTATTTAGGAATTTTAGGACAATTTTTCTATGCTGATAAGGTTCAGGATGATAATAGGTATTTTTGCAGTGAGTTCTGCCTTAATGCAATAGATTACGCTTTGCAGTTCTCGTTGACCTATAAAGGTAAATCATTAAAGGATAGGGTTGGCTATCAGTTCAGCCCTGCAAAGTTGTATAAATATTTAAAAAATATGGAGCTGATAGATGAAAAGGAAGTGGAGTGAATGGATATAAGGAATTTAATCGGAATCGAAATTATGGAGCAAGGAAAATTATTAAAAGTAATAGACGCTGCGTTCGAAGATGAAAATATTGTTTTAGCAACTGAAACAGTAGAAAAAGATACAAAAGAAACTAAAGAAAAGGAAGTGGTATAAATGGACCGATTTGAAAGAATATTTGATTATTTGTTAAAAGTTGAAGGAGGATATTCAAATGATAAGAATGATAAAGGAGGAAAAACAAAATATGGAATCATTGAAGAAGAAGCAAGAGACTTTGGATATAAGGGAGATATGAGGGATATGCCTTTATCTATTGCTAGAGATATTTATGATAAGAAATATTATCATAAAAACGGGCTTGATACTTTAAAATCAGATAAGATAGCATTGTCAGTATGCGACTTTATTGTAAACAGCGGAGCTTGGGGAGCTAAAAAGGCACAGGCTGCGCTGAATGAACTGGGATTTGATTTAAGAGTGGACGGAATTTTAGGAGAAAAAAGTTTAGCAGCGTTGAATGAAGTAGATGAGACTAAGTTTTTAGAGAAATATCACGACTTGCAGCGTAGATTTTATCGAGTGATAGTGGCAAACAAACCTTCTCAAAAAGTATTCTTGAAAGGGTGGCTTAACAGAGTAGACAGAAAAGAAAAATATTTAAAGGAGATGGTATAAAATGAGAAAAGTGATATTAAACATCGGACATGGTGGGGTAAGAAAAGATCCTGGAGCATGTGGGAACGGATTTGAGGAGCATGAGTGGAATAAGAACTTTGTAAACAACTATATCGTTCCTGAGTGCAAGGAACAAGGGCTTGAATATGCTGTAGTATATCAGGATTATTATTCTAAGTTACCAGACAAGATTAATAATTTGGCAAACAAAGGGGATATAACTTTATCATTTCATCTTAATGCCGCAGATAAAACAGCAACAGGTGTTGAAATGTTATATTGGCACAGTTCAAAGAAAAGTAAGGAATTGGCGGAATATATGCAAGAGGCTAATATTGAAGTAACGCATTTGAAAGACAGAAAAATCTTGCCACGAGATTATGCGGACAGAGGGGCAACTCTTTTGAGAAAAACTTCAACGCCTTGTGTTATAGTTGAAAGTGGATTCATAACAAATTCAGAAGACATGAAAGTGTTGGAAGAAACAAAAAAGGAACTTGCCAAATATTATGTAGAGGCAGTAAAGAATTATTGGAAAAACAATTAAAAATGGCTTGAATAAAAGCTGAATTTGAACGTTAAAAATAATTTTGGTATAAATTGTTGGCTAGCAGTCTAAAATTGATTGTAAGGCTTGCTAGATGGCTTAAAATTGATTTTATAAATTTTGGGAGGAAAAACAATGGATTTTAATAAATTTCAAGATATTTGCAAAGAAGAAGTGACAAAATATTTTAATAGCAGAAGCGATAAAACAGATAAATTTGAATTAAAAAAGGAAGATATATTTGTGGTATGGTACTGTAAAACATTACAGAATGCAAAAGCGCTATTGAGTACAACTATTTCAGATGGAATGTATTATGAACTTACATACAACGGAGATAAAGATGAGATGTACTTAGATGCGTACAAGAAATGGGAAAACAAGAAAATAATTTTTTAGGAGATGATAAAAATGGATAAATTAGCAGCAAAAATATATTTGACAGGTAAAATATTGGAATTAG